AGGGGCCACGATGAACAACCTGAACGTCCCGCTCCAGACCGGCACGGCTCTACAGACGAACCAGCAGGGCCAGGACGAGGCGAACCTCGCCCAGTACCAGATGAACCAGCAGATGCCGTGGCAGACGCTGGCTAATTACTGGGGCATCGTTGGCGGCACCGGCTATGGACAGCAGAGCACAGGCACGACCACTGGCAAGACCACGAACACTCCGTCTGGATTGCAAGACGTTCAAGGTGTGCAGGGCGCGATCTCTGATCCGCGCATGAAGATCATCAATGACGATCCGTCGTTGAAAGATGATCCAGAACTGAACATGGATTACGCCAATCCAAAGACCGATTTCTACACGAACGCTCTGAACGCTCCGTCTGGGAACACCGCGTCTGACTTTCTGACCAAGCTCCTACAGCAGAACGCCGCGAAGTCTCCCTCACAGAACGGTCCTACTGCCGGTATGGCGATGGTCAATCCAGGCGCAGGCATTCCGTCTGCACCAGTGTCCATCGGCCCGGCAAAGACCGACAGCGCAATGGGAAGCCTCGGCTCAGTGATGGGTATGGGCGGCGGTGGCGGTGGAGGCATGATCTCCGATCCGCGTATGAAGGTCACTGGCGGCAAAACGCACGATGCTCTCAGCAAGATTGACGACATCGATCTCTACAAGGCCCGCTACAAGTGGGAACCGCCCGGCGCTGATCGTCCGATGATGATGGCACCGCAAGTTCAGAAGGTTCTTCCGAACGCCGTCACTGGTGTGCCCAACGGCCCGCAGGTGCAGACGATCAAGATGAACGACATGATCCCTGTCATCGTTGGCGCACTCAAAGAACTGAACGCCAAGGTCGGCAATACGAAGAAACGAAAGAAATAATCAATGTCCCGCACGATTAGTGACGCCGGGCTCGACTTCATTGTCGAGCGCGAAGGGTGCGTCTTGCATCCCTATCTAGATGTCGCTGGTCGTGCGACCATTGGTGTCGGCCACTTGATCCGGTCCAATGAGCACTTCACGACTATCACCGAAGCACAGGCCCGCGCTCTCCTTGTTGAGGACGCGGCCTTCGCTGAGGCTGCTATCAATTCGTGGGTACACGTCGAACTCACACAAAACCAATTCGACGCGCTTGTGTCGTTCGTCTTCAACGAAGGCACAGCCAACTTTCATACCTCGACAATCCTCCGCGACTTGAACGCCGGTCACTTCGACCGAGCGCCTGCCGATCTCCTCATGTGGGATAAGGCGCACGTTGACGGCAAGCTCGTGGAAGTCGACGGCCTCAGACAACGACGCCTCCTCGAAGGCGAACTCTTTAGAAGCAGGAGCGCATGATGGCACTACCGTCTGCGTGGTCTCCCATCATCTCGTCTGCATCGAAGCAGTACGGAGTTGACCCCGATCTTCTCAGTTCTGTTCTCACACAAGAGAGCAGCGGTGATCCGAATGCCTCGAACTCATCGGGCGCTCTCGGCCCGGCGCAGCTTATGCCCGCGACTGCTCGCGCACTGGGCGTCACTGACCGCACGGACCCGGCGCAAGCGATCCCCGGTGCCGCGAAGTATCTCGCACAGGGATACGGCGCGACGGGCAACTGGGATGACGCGCTTCGTTACTACTACGGCGGTCCCGACAAATCGAAGTGGGGAGCGAACACCAACGCATATCCCGCCCAAGTGAAGGCACACATGCAAACCGCACCTATTCAATACTCGCCGGTCGCACCTCCCGGTATGGACCCGAACGACCCGATGTTCTCTCTCAGTGGTCAGTTCCAGGGCACGCCAAATCCGCCGCCGATGGACAGCGATAATCCGCAACTCGACCCGAACAGTCTCCCCGCGCTCGGCAACGCGCGAGGCTCATCTGGCTTCGCCCTCTCACCAGCGGTGCAGAACGCAGTCGATAGTGGCGCTCCCGTCCCTGCTGGCGCTCCGTCACCCGCTTTCAACAACAGCCCAATGTCCGCTCCCGCTTTCAACGGCGGCATGACGTTCGCTGACTTCGAGAAGATGCTGCCGACTGGCTCCGCTAGTGACGATCCAGCCTTCGCTGACTACGCGCACAACTCGCGCCTAGCGAACACGTTCAGCGGCAACGGGCTCCTCGGCCTCGTTGGCAAGTTTGGCGGATGGCAGTCTGCGGCCGACGCGGACAAAATGCGTCTTGGCATGGCCGGGCAATTCGCCAACTCGGACATTCAGGCACAGCGCTACCTACAGCAGCAGCAGAACTCTCAGCGCACCGCAGCGGCACGTATGATTGCTTCTGGAGTTCCGCCGAAAGTCGTATCGGCGATGTTCCCGGACATCGATAGCTCCGCGCTCGGCGCTGACGCGCAGTTCTCTGCGAAGCCGATGTCGTCGACGGACCAGAAGCAGGAGCAGGGCGATCTCGGTCAGGTTAGTAGCGTAAATCAGTCTCGCACGCGGCTCGAATACTTCCGCGACTTGATCAAGGCGGGCAAGCTGCACTTCTACAAGGGCATTGGCACCATCGCCCCCGCTGAGAATGCGGTTGAGGGCACGACTGGCGTTAGCATCCCCGGCATCGATCCAGATAACTCGCAGAACTACCAGTCGTTCATGTCGACGATACGCAACATCCAGCAGGACAATCTCAACTCTGCGAAGGGTGTGCAGACCGACAAGGACGCTCAGCGCGAGTTCGACAGTTTGATGCCGAATATGTCGAACACGCAGACTGTTCTGAACCACTTGAACAACCTGATCAACAACTACGGCTCGCGAGAAAACCAGATACGCACTCGCGTCAACTCGCGGCGCGGTGCGGTGAAGCAGCCCGCGTTCGACTGGAATACATTCGACCAGAGCAACCCGGTGCCTACGCCCGACGCCTCGTCGCAGCAGTTGCTATCCAACCCCTACACCAACAATGGCGGCACCGACCGCCCCGCAGGCCCTAACTCAGGTGTGGGTCAAGGTGGTGGCATCGGTGTCACGTCAAAGGGAACCAAGTATCAAATCATCGGCCCATAAGGAGAAGCCGTGCCGCAATATCTTATCAATGGCATGACCGTTAACGCCGCCGCTCCGCTTAGCGACGACGAGATCGACGAGATTGCCACACAGCACGGCTCCTCGCCACAACCACAACAGCCTGCTGCCGCGCAGCCACAAGCTGATCCAAACGCGCCGCTCAGCGGCATCGCCGGTAACGCAATGCGCGGCCTCATCTATGGCGGCGCAACTGCTGGCAACTCACTAATCCGCGCAGCGGGTGCCGGTGCATCTGCGCTCGGCATGAACAACGTCGGTAACAGCCTCTCAGACTTCGCTGCACAAGAGCAGCCGAAGATTGCGAAGACGGCACCGACAGTCGACAGTCACACGCAGATCAACTCGCCCTCCGACGCGGCGAAGTACGTCACAGGCAAGCTTGGTGAAGCCGTTCCTGGCATCGCTGAGTATTTTGCTGGTGGCGTTCCCGCTATGGCCGGTGCTGGCGCTATTCAAGGCGCGCAGGGAGCATCAGACGCCACTGGCGGCGACACCATGTCGACCATCGCGGGTGCTGGCGCGGGTGCCGCTACAAGCGTGCTTCCCGTTCCCTTTGCGCGCGGTGCTGGTGGTGTTGTGTCGGGCGCTCTGCGCACCGGTCTCGGCATGGCCGCAACTTCCCCGATCACCGCTGCCGCCAATCGTATTCCGCTGGCGGTGCACTCCGGTAACATCGGCGACGTAGTGCCGAGCGGCAGCGACATCGCTGAGCAAGCTCTAAGTGGCGCTATTCAAGGTGGCGCATTCGGTGCGGCTGGTCACGGCACTGCCGGTCCTGAACGCATCGCGGCCCCCGAAGGCCCGCAGGGCATCGCTGATCGTAACCTTCAGGCCCGCATCTCCGGTGAGGCGCAGAACCTCGGCGCAGACCTAAACAACGTCAAGTACGGCGCTCACAACGGTGCTGAGAACGTGGCTGAGAACGTCCACAACAGCATTGCGACCGACCTGAAGAACCTACGCGACCCACTCACGACACAGCTTGACCCAAAGCAAGCGCAGACCTTCGACGACTTGCTCAATCGCTCTGCTGCGATGGCTTCGTTCCGCGACGCGCGCAACAAGGTCAAGAGCACCGTCAGTGACGCCGATCTCGACCGTCTGCAAAACATGGTTGGGCACACCGCAGAAGGCCAGCAGATCATTGACCTGATGCGGCAGTCGAACACGCTCACGTCTCTGTTCCGTCAGGGCATGAAGGGCGGCGTATCTCGTTTCACCGATTACGCCAATCCTCTCGTGCGTGGCGGCTCTGAGGCCGGTGGCGTCAGTGGCCTCATGCGTGATCCTACGCGCATCGGCGAAGCTGCTCTTATGTACATGCACCCCGGCACAATCCTTCCTGGGCTTGGCGTCTGGGGGGCGGGCCGCGCTATTGATGCGATGACTGGCAACCGTTCACGGCTCGCTAAGTTCGTTCGCGACAATGCTGGTCCCGCCGTCGACGTTGTTCGTGGCTTACCGTCCGCACTTGAAGCAAACAACGCCCGCGACGCTGCCGATGAGCAGTTCAAGAACGACCGCTCGATGGCCGATTACGAGAACCGTGATCGCGACCAAGCGTACAACAGCCAGTTCCGTCAGGCGCAGTACGACAATCAGCAGCGCGACAACGCTGCGCGCAATCAACGCCAGATGGCGGACTATGAGAACGCGCAGATGAACGCGGCTGATCGACAGACGCGCCAGATGGCGGACTACGAGAACCGCGATGCTGACACTGCGGCCCGCTCGACGCGCCGCTCGGCAGAGTTCGAGAACTTCGACCGTGACGCCGCCTATCGGCAATCGCGAGCCGAAGCTGAAGCTGCCAATGCTAGTCAAGACCAAGCGTTCCGCACGCAGTACGGCAATGCGCGTCTCGACAACGCTCAGGCGAACACAGACGCACGCGCTGTCGCTGCCGCTCAGGCTGGCCCGGCTCCGTTCCACGACTATGTGGAGCAGAACACCGGCTTGCCGTTTGAGGAGCAGAAGGCCGCACTCGCTAAGCTCGTTGATGGTGGACAAGTCACGCAGGACGAGGCGAATAGGTTCGTCACCGCTCCGAAGACCCTGATGCGCAACAATCGCGGCAACAGGATCATGGACATGATGGGCCGCAAGCCCGCCGCAGCGCCAGAAGTGTCTCCGAATGCTCCACAAAGCGCAAACATCCGCAATCCGATTGCGTATGCCGCGACGGCCCGCGCCAATCAGGCACGTGCAACCGCCGCTGCCGAGCGCATCGCCAACAACCCGGCAATCGATCCGGTCTCTAAGCAGATCATCGGCAAAGCAATCACCAAGATCGCAAACACCAGTGATCGAGCAGAGGCACTCGATGTCGCGAGCAAGGCTATCTCTGGCGTTCCCAGTGAAGTCGCACGCAACGCTGCACGCACCGAGCTAACGCCGCTCGTCGAGCAGATCAAGCCGAAGGCCGAGCCGCTCAAGACTGAGGCGGTGAAGCGCGATGCAAACGGACGACCGCTGCAACGTGTTCCGCTCAAGAGTGGCGGCGCTGACAAGATCATCAACACGATCAGTCAGGCGATGCCGAAGCGCATCCAGCCCGGTGATCGCGGCGAAGCCTTCTTCACGAAGGGCAACCCGGTCACTCGCACGATGGCAGCGATCTATCGCGCAACGAACAAGATCACCAAGCCTGCCTATGATGGACCGAAGGAGCCCAACGAGGCTTTCCTCCGTCGCGTCGCAGACTTCCACGACCAAGCTGTTCACGATCCGAACAACACCGCCGTGAAGAAGTCCTACGACAGTCTCATCAAGCAGACGGTGAAGCAGTACAAGGCGCTCGGCGATCTCAAAGTCGAGACGTGGCGTGGTACCGGCGAGCCCTACAAGAACTCGACCGAGATGCTGCGCGATGTCTCGAACAACAAGCATCTCTGGTTCCTTCCGACCGACAACGCATCCGGCGAAGGCGATGCGGCTCTCGCTCACCCGATGCTACGCGACACCGGCCTGAAGACCGTCGACGGCCACAAGCTCGTAGCGAACGATGTGTTCCGTATCGTGCATGACTTCTTCGGTCATACACAGAACGGCTTCCAGTTTGGTCCGAAGGGCGAGTACAACGCCTTCCGCGAACATGCTCAGATGTACTCTGACGAAGCTATCCCCGCACTCGCAGCGGAGACGCTCGCGCAGAACGCCTGGGTCAACTTCGGCCCGCACATGCGCGACACGGACGGCTCTCTCAAGAGCGTTCCGCAAGCACAGCGGCCATTCAGTGAGCAGAAAGCATATGCATTCCCTGCCGACATTCTCAACTCTGACCCACAAGCTCGTGGCGCTCCGCTTATGCGCGCTACAGGCGGTGCTGAGGGCAAACGCCTCGGAACCACTGGGCAGTATATTGGTGCCCCTCGTGGCGTGGACAGTCCGCAAAAGCTCGCGGCTCTGCGTAAGAGCCTGGAGGGGCTGTCACGTGAAGGCGAGCCCGGTCGCTTCTGGTATGAGAACAGCAGCCGCGCAATCCTAAACGCGGTCCACGGCGACAAGGACGAAGCCGATAAGCTCGCCCAACTAATCGCGGTCTTCTCGCCTCAAACGAAGGTTGCTCCGAACTTGACGCATGCACTGGCCGCATATGCCGATGCAAAGGCAGGCAGACCAATTCGCCAAGGCTACTTCACGGCAGCGATGTCGAAGAAGGCTGAGGCCGTCATGCGTGGTGAGGCGTTCGAGGGACGAAAGACCAACAACTTCTACGTCAACCTGATGCGCATCATCGATCCGTCGCGCGTCCAGGGCGTGACGCAAGATGTCTGGATGATGCGCGCCTTCGGATACGACACAGGCCACCCAACACAAGCCCAGTACGACTTCGCCCAGAAGGAGGCCATGCGCCTTGCTGACAAGCTCGGTTGGGAGCCGCAGCAAGTTCAGGCGGCAATCTGGGTGGCAGCGAAAGCGCACCAAGAGGGCACGGCGATTGATGTGTCTAAAGGCGACTTTGCAGACGCACTACACAGCAACCTCGCACAAATCTCATGGGAGAGCACCCCCGGTCGCACTTCAGGTGTTCTGCCTGAGATGCACGACGCGCCCATCGAGCAACGCGCCGAGTATCACCAAGCGATCTCGCAAGCGTTCCTGAACGACAAGGGCCACGACGAACTGGCGAAGGCACTCAACGTGCTCTCTCCCGGCGAGTTCGAGGCCCCCGGCTATTTTGAAGGTAAGACGAACCCTGGCTCGCAGGTGCTTGCAAGTGCACCTCGCGCATTCAAAGGGGCACCGTATGGTGAGATCAACAAGTCTGCCCGAGAGAACATCGAGGCGTACACGATTGCCAAGGGCATCTTGCTGAAGCAGGACGCCATGGCGTGGCATCGCCCGTTCTTCAACGCCAAGGTCAAAGACCAGAACGGCGTCGAGGTGCGGCTCGGTCGTACGCTTACGCCGGAAGAAACCAAGAAGCTCGCAGAGGCGTTGTCTTCGCAGGCTGGTAGTGACATGGCTCCGATTGGTTCGCTGCAAGGCGCACGCTTTCTTCACTTCGGTGAATTTGGCGATGCCAAGAGCTTCCATAAGGCTGTGGCTACTGCGGTTGACACCGTCTTCCCCGGTAACGACAATGTCGAAGTAGGCAAGTTCGCCTTCGACGGTAACTTGATCTCTAACGACTGGAGCGAGCATTCCCATGGCGAAGATTACCTTTCGCACATTGCCGAAGGACGACCCGATCTTCAACGGGCGGTTCGTGACATCGTCGCCAAAATCCAACCAAGGATCGACGCGACAAACGAAACCTTCTCAGCAAAATACGGCTGGTCAAAGCCAACCCTTTGACGACCCGCTTCTCGATCTACCGACGAGGCGCAATAAGAAATGAGCCGAAGGATCGTGATCACTGCCTAGCGGCATATCCCCTTCGGACAAAGACGACCGGACCTTCGGGTGCCGGTTCCAAACTTAGAGGGGGGCTTCGGCCCCCTTCTTCTTTTTTGCAACAGCAGGAACACATGGACAAACCACGGAGACCCCGCCGCAAGCTCCAACGGGGCACGCGGTACCCTGATCGTGCTGTGCCGAAAGAGAAGAATGGCCTCGCCCGCGCATGGGCCGAGCGCCGCGAATACATGCTGGCCGCTGCCGCACGAGGCAAGCGCGGTCGCCCTATGCACGTCGCTGATGGCTACAGCAAAGAAACAATCGAATACCTTCTTGCCATCGCGAAGGTTGACGCAGACAGGATACTGAGAGTTATGGAAGACGAGAAACTTATCGAGCCCGTCACGGAGGCTCTACTCGACAGCGAGAAGCTGATGTCCCGCGAGGCGCTGTCGATGGCAATCATCCTCATGCGCATGCCGGGCAACGTCAAAGACAAGCTCGCCGCCGCGCGAACCATCCTCGAATACACGCGCGCCAAACCGGCGCAAGCCACGGACATGACGATCCGCTCGGCTGAGAGTTTCCTCGACGAGCTTTCCCGCAAGTAATGACGCCACAGCAACTGGCTACACGCCAGCGGCTGTACGACGAGTTCCCCTTCTACTCCGAGAACGCCCTTCGCATCCGAACGAAGAAGGGCGAGATCGTTGCGCTGAAGCTCAACAAGGCTCAGTGCATCCTACGCGACGCAATCGACAAGTGCCTCTACGCGGATGGCAAGGTACGGCTGATCGTCCTCAAAGGGCGGCAGCAGGGCCTCTCCACCGCTATTGGCGCGTGGATTTACTTCCGCGTCTCGCAGCGCAAGGCGCAGAGGGCCATCGTCGTTACGCACGCTGCGGATAGCACTCGCGCGCTGTTTGATATGACGCGCCGCTACTTCGACAACACACCACAACCGCTCAAGCCGCACACACGCTACGCCTCACGCCGAGAACTCTACTTCGACGTGCTCGATAGCTCGTACATCGTCGGAACCGCTGGCAGTGAAGCCATCGCGCGTGGCGAGACCATCACGTACGCGCATCTGTCTGAGCTTGCCTTCTGGCCTCAGTCCTCTTCGCGTGAAGTCTTCAACGGCCTCATGCAGGCGATCCCTGATCAGCCCAATACGGCTGTGTTCATCGAGAGCACCGCCAACGGCGTCACCGGTCTCTTCTACGAGACTTGGCAGGGCGCGGTTAAGGGCGAGAACGGCTTCGTGCCGGTCTTCATCCCCTGGTTCCTCGAAGACGAGTACCGCTCACACGCCCCGAAGGGCTTCGAGCGTACGCCAGATGAGCGCAAGCTCGTGAAGCTTTATGACCTCGACGACGGGCAGCTAGCGTGGCGTCGCATCAAGATCGCGCAGAATGGCCTCGATCTATTCAAGCAGGAATACCCCTGCACGGCTGACGAAGCGTTCCTGACGAGCGGTCGCCCGGTGTTCATCCCCGAACAACTCACAGCGGCACTCGAAGCCGCACCAGAGCCGATCCGCACGCTGTCTCTCGAAGGCGGTCCAGAACTGGAAGACATGGAATGGAAGGAACACCCCCGTGGCGAGCTATTCATCTACCGTGATCCAGACGCTGGAAACCCTGAGACCGGACGCATTGCAGACGAGTACACCATCGGCGCTGACACCTCGGCAGGCATCAAGGGACGCGACTACTCCGTGGCTCAGGTGCTCGACCGAAAGAAACGGCAAGTTGCTGTGCTCAGAGGCTACTTCGCACCGGACTACTTCGCGACCCTGCTCTACAAGCTCGGCGAGTTCTACAACATGGCGCTCATCGCGCCTGAAGTGAACAACCACGGCATCCTCACAGTCAATCGGCTGGCGAAGGACTTGCTGTATCCCTTCGTCTATCAGGAAGTTGTCGTCGACAAGGTCACGGACG